GCCCAGGCCCGCCCGCCCTGCGCGCACAGCTTCGCCCGGCGCATGTGCCGGAAGTAGATCCGTGGTTCGTCAGGCATTCGGCCGCCTCGTGGCGTCAAGCTCCTTGGCCATGATGGTCAGGAGTTCGGCGAGCGCCTTCGCCCCGCTCGGCTGGTGGATGTAGTTCCAGTCGAGCGCCGAAGCCAGCTTCAGCCGGTCGATGAAGGGCTTCACCATGTCCGTCCAGGGCGTCTCGCTCACTTCTTTTTCTTCCCGAGCGACTTCTTGATCGGCTCGACATCGAAGTTGCCGTACCAGAGCACCATCCAGTCGTCGAGCCACACGTCGCCGAACACCACCGGCTGCGGCGTGCCCTCCTCGAACTGCGGGAACTCGAAGTCGGTCAGCGCCGCCGGCTTGGCGTCGGGTGGCCGCCGCGCCGTGAGTGCGGTGATCGCATATGAGGCGACCAGCATCGCGATCGCGTAGACGATGGATACGGGGTCCATGGGCGGGCCTCAGAACACCGGGTTTCCGTCGAACGGTGATCGACCAGGAATGTGCGGGAAGCCGCCGTAGTTTGGAAGGTTGCCGAAGATGTCCTGGCAGGCGGTCGGGGTGTGCGGGCAGCCGAAGTAGCCCGTGACGCTCATCCCGGCCGACAGGCCGGCGGCGCCACCGAGCAGCGTCACCATGCCGTCGTCGTCCTGCGTGATGGTCCGTCGCTCGGTGAAGCCGTCCGTCGTTGTCCACTCCAGGTAGCCTGCCGCGAGCACCCCGGCCGGCGTCCCGGCGAGGTCCGGCGCCGTCACGACGCCGCCCGAGACGGCGAGCACAGTCGCCTCCCGCTTGAATAGGCTGCGGGTCAGGCCGCACCCGGGGCCGTACAGCATGTGCGGGCACTGGCGGGACCATGTGAGCCGCAAGCCGCCGCGCCGCAGACTGGCCAGGGCGTTGCGGCAGTACACCTCGGCCGCCGCGTCCGAGACGGCCTTCACCCGGTCGAGCGTGCCGACCCACACCACTGCGGCCTCGGTGTCGCCCACGTGGAAGCGCCGCACGCGGATATTCAGCGTCTGGTTCGGGAAGCCGTTGAGATACGACTGCACGATCGGCAGGGTGATCGGGACGGTGATCTTGAACTCGTCCTGCGTGGTGTCGCCGCTCTGCGTGATCGCCTCGTTCGCGATGGCGAGCGCCGAGTACGTCGTCGCCCCGACCAGCACATCCTCGTCCGACGATGCGTAGCGGTAGTACGTGCCATCGCGCTCGAACTCGTAGAGCGCGATCGGCCTTCCGTCTGCGTTCGATACCTCGTTCGTGCCGAAGGTCATGCAGTCCTCACGGGTCCAGCCAGATCGTCGCCTGCCAAGTGTCGAGCGACAGGTTGTTGAAGCCTGAGTCGAGTGCGTGGACGAACGAGTTCGTCGCGCCCGCGATCGTGCCGGCGAATGTGCTCATGTAGTTCGGCGCGGTGTCTACCCAGTTCGATGTCGTGAAGTCGTGCGTGAGCGCACCCCTGGTCAGGAGCACACGGACGGACGTGGCGGGCCGCCCGGCCGGGAACGGCAGGATGAAGGCGTGCGCGGTGAAGTCGTCGGGGAAGAAGGCCACGCCGGACGCGGCGTGCCAGATCACCCGGATCGGCCCCGCCGTGAGCGCGCCGATGCTGAACGTCGAACTGCCCGAGGCAAGGTAGGACGCCTCGGCGTAGCTCTGCGTGCCGGAGGAGAACTCCGTCGCGTCGTTCAGTTGCAGGAAGCCGTCAACCGACAGGGTGCCTTCCCAGTCAGGCCCCGGCGGGTCGTAGCCGCACGTCGCGTCGCTCTGCGAGGGGTAGGCGAGCGCAGGCGGCGTGTAGACCGTCGCGCTGCGATGCTCGCCCGCCGTGCGGAACGCGGCCATGCAGGTGACGAGGCCCGACTTGTCGGTGTGATGCGTGAACTCGATGGAGTCCTGGTCGAGCCGCGACAGCGACATGAAGGAGATCCGCTTCACGTCCTCGACCGCGAGATCCGCGGCCAGGGCGCTGTTCAACGTCAGCGTCTCGGTCGAGCCCGCCTCGATCGCCCCGGTGATCTTGCGCATGACGGAGGTGCCGTCGCGCAGTTCGATATAGATGTGCTCGCGGTTCGACCGCGGGCCGCCGAAGCGCACGTAGCCGGAGCGCGCCACGCTCAGCGTCGTCGCCCCGCTGGCTGCGTTGGCAAGCAGATCGAGGTCGGCCATGAAGGTCGGAACCCAGGTCGCGATCGCGCGGCCGCGCAGCGCGTAGAAGTACCCCCGCAGCGCGTCCTGCTCCGTGCGGCCATATGAGAACCAGCGCTGCTGCTGGATCGTGAAGGAGCGATCGGCGGTGTCCACGACGAACCGCCGGGCCGTCTCGACGGAGAACTCGGCCAGGAGGCGGGCGTACTGCTGCGTCACGTCCTCGCGCTCGTCGGGGGCGACGGTGAGCACCGGGTAGCCCTCGTACGTCGTGCCGAGGCTGGCCGCGGTGTACGGGGCCGCACCGTCGAACTCCCAGCGCATGCGGCCCTCCGCCGCCCGGTCGGCGCGGCGCGCGAAGCCCTGCATCTCGCCGATCCGCATGACGGCGCAGGGCTGCGCCAACGTGCCTTCCGCCCAGGTACGGGTGAGGGCCGGCGTGACGGTCAGGCTGTCGGCGGCGACGGCGGTGATCTCGTGGACGGCGGCCGTCCAGATGTCGGCCCACAGCATGACGAAGCCGCCGACCGCGAACTCCGCGTTGACGGTCGAGACGGGGATGCTGGTGCCGCCGGATGCCGCCTCGGCAGTGGTGTGCCGCCGGTCGGGGAAGATCGGCGCGTACCAGCGCAGCGCGGCGCCCGTGGTGAGCGCGTTGTCGAGCCACTGGCGCTCCTCGCCGACCGCCTGCATGGCGAGATCGAACGACCGCCTGGGCGTCTGCCTGACGGCGAACCGCTGCTCGGCGCCGGAGGGCGAGGCGAGCACCGGGGAGAGCCACACGAGCCGCTCCGTCATACCGGCCGCCCAGTTGGGCAGCAGTGTCCAGAGCGGGAGATCCTCGACGGCCATGGCTACCTCAACACCTGCCGCAGCGTCGCGGCGTTGCGTTTGATGTAGCTGGTGATGACCCGCTCGCCCGCCGCCCCGGAGAGCGCGTTGGACAGCTCATTCGGGTCCATGACCAGGACGTTGCGGATGCCAACCCCGTCGCCCTCGCCACTGCCGCCGCGGTTCTTCGCCATGTTCAGGATGTTGCGCGGGTCGTCCTTGGTCAGCATCTCCTCGCCGCGCTGCGCGATGATCGCCTGCTCGTCGGGCGCGAGGCCGATGACGCCGCCACCATGGAAGCGCGGGGCGCCCGCGAACCATGCCGGATCGACACGGCGCATCCGCCCGCCGGGGCCGCCGATGAGGCCGCCCGCGTGCGCGACCTTCGCCACGCCGCCCGCAGCACCACCGGCCAGTCCGAGGAACCCGCTCGCCGCCTGCACCGCGTTGAGGAGCTGCTGCTTGATGATGGTCTGCCCGATGGCGCGGAGCACGTCGGCAAAGACGTTGAGGATCGCGCGGCCCGCCGCCCTGGTGACATCCGCCCAGGTGCCCATGCCGGCGACGACGTTGCCGATGGCCTCCGCGATGTGGTCGATGCCGGCGCCGATCGACTGAACGAAGGTCTGCTCGAACGCCTGCCGGAGCTGCGCGAGGGCGGGGTCGATGTAGACCAGTTGCGCCCGTGCCAGTTCGATCGACGCCGCGATGGACTGGAACTGCGTCTGCGTGATCTGCCCGGCGGCGAGTTGCGACTGCGCCAGGGCTTCGAGCGCGTTGATCTGCTGCGTGATCGACTCGTTCGTGGAGGCGTAGGCGACCCGCACGCGCTCCTGCGCGTCGCCCGTCGTGATCGCGCCCTGCTGCTCCAGGGCGTTGATCGTCTGGATGAACGCGCTGCGCTCCTGGACAGCCTGCTGGAGCGCCTGCTGTTGACCCTGGAGCACCTGCCGGCCGGCGTTGTTCGTCGCCCGGTTGCTGTCCGCTGCGCGCGTCGCGCGGGACACCAATGCGTCTCCGCGGGCATCCCGCAGCCCGTCACGGCCGCGGTTGGCGTCAACGAACCGCTTCGCCTCGTCAGCCAGAGCGGCGAGGCGCGGCTTGGCCTCCTCGGCGGCACGCTGGATGCGCGCCATGCCGTCCAGGGCGGAGAGCGCGCCGGCTCGGATGTCCTCTTGCGTCTGCTGGATTACGTCGTTGCGAACCTGCTCGACGCTGCGGATGTCGCTCTCGATGTCCGAGAGTTCCCGCCGCAGGGCAGCGCGGCCCTCGCGGGCGTTCTTGTCCCGCTCGGCAGCGAGCTTCTCGTCCACGAGTTCGCGCTGCCGGTCGGCGGCAATCTGCCCGAACCGGCGCACGCTGTCGTCGTCGGCGTTCTGGTTCGCCCTGCGGAAGTCGAGCTGCGCCTTGCGACGGGCCGACTCAATGGAGGCGAGGCGCTCGGCCTGGGAGGCGTGCTCGGCGGTGCCCTTGCGGATCTCCCGCTCAAGGCGAACCTCCTCCTCCATCTCGGCGACGCGCTGCCGCCCGACGCGCGCGAGGCGCTCCTGCGTGGCTACCTGATCCGCGGTGGCGTCCTGCGTCTGCTGCTCCGGGTCGCGGACGCCCGGCACCGCGCCACCCTGCCCACCCCGGTCGCCCGTGAAAGTGCGGCGGTCTGCCGTGACATCCTGCACCGCGTTGACAATGCCGGGGGCGGCACGGGCCAGCCGACGCGCGGCGCCAATGCCGGGCAGGTAGTCGGCCGCCGTCTCCGCGAGGCTGCCCAGGGTAGGGAGTAGCGGCGCGACGGTGCGCAGGGCGACGGCGAGGCCGTCGATCGACCCGCGCAGACCGTTGATCGCCGTCGTCGCCGTGGAGATGGCGCCGGGCGAGGCGAGGCTGTCCAGGAGGCTGTTCCAGGACGAGCGCAGGTTGATCAGCGATTCGGTGAGCGGCGTCGTCGCCTGCTGCCGCGCGCTGCTCGCCGCGGCCGAGTAGACGCCGAGGGCGATCGAGACAGCGCGGGAGATGTCCTCCTGGCTGCGCGCCTGCTCGATGAACTCGCGCTGCGACCGCGACAGCCGCCCGTACTGGTTGTCCAGTTCAAGGATCGCGGCGGTGCCGCCGGAGAACGCGGTCTGGAACTGCTCAGTGGCCCGCTTGGCGTCGCCCGTCGCGATGGCGTAGTTCGCGACCGCCTGCGTGAGTTGCTGGTACTGCTGCGTGTTGAGCGGCACGCGGGCGAGCGCCAGGGCCGCCTCGCGGGCGTCTGTGAAGGACAGGCCGAGACGCTGCGCCGCGTTCGCCGCCTTCAGCACTTCTTCGGGCGCGAAGCCGCCACCGAACGCCCGCTGCGCCGACGCCTGCCGGAGCAACTGAATCTGCCCGAGCGTGCGCTGGATCGCTGCGGCGGCCAGTGCCAGGGCGGTGCCGAACGCCGCGATGAGCGGGATCTGCGACTTCAGGAAGTCGCCGACGCGCCCGATCTGGATGACCTGCCCGATCTGCTGGGCGAACGCCTGCGTGACAGACGTGCCGCTGCTGATCTGCGTGAAGAAGTCGTTGACCTGGAAGGAGAGGTTCTGAAGCTCGTAGGGGCGCAGGCCGAGGATGCCGAAGTTGTCGCCCTCGCGGACGCCCTGCTTCTTCGCCGCGGCCTGTAGGCGCGTGATGCCCTGCGTGGTGTCCTGGACGACCTTCTGGAGGCGCTTCTGCTCGTCGGCGAGCCGGTCAACCTCGACGCCCTGCGCCCGGAGCGCGGCGCCTGCGGCCGTCGTCTTGGCGCGCTGCTCCTCCATCGCCTGCCCGGCGGCGAAGGTGGCCCGCTGCGCGAGCGTCAGTTGCTCGGCCAGTTCCTTGCTCGGCTTGGCCGCCGTGCTCGTGCTCGCGGCGAGCGCCTTCAGCTTCGCCTCGGCCGCCGCGTAGGCCCGCTCAGCTTCGACCAGGGCGGCCTTCTGCGTCGTGTAGCCGTCAACCTGTTTCGCGACATCGTTCGCGCGCTTGATCGTGCGCTCCATGTCCTGGAGCGATTCGACGAAGTTCTCGATCGGCTTGCCCGCCGCCTCCATGGCGCGGACGTTGGCCAGGGCAGCGGACGAGACGCCTTCCAGGCCGGAGAGCGAGCGGCGGGCGACGCTGTTGATGCCGGCGACGCCCGGCGTCGCGGCGGCGAGCGCGTCCTGCGTGCTCGTGTTCGCGGTCGTCGCGGCGGCCTTCGCTTCGGCGAAGGTGCGGAAG